CCACCTTCAGGCTGCGGAGCCTTCAGCCCCGGCTTACCGGGATTGGCCTTGTTGTAGGATGCGCGACCCTTGGCATTGAGACCACCAGAGGGGCTTTTTCCTTCCTTGCGGGTCCACGCCGGGGTCTTAGCCATCTACAGCTTCCTTCACTGTCAGGCCCATTGCTGCAAGTGCATCAAGGCCATCCATGCCCACCACCACATTAACACGATCTGCCTGTGCTGGGATAGGGTCAGTTGTCGTGTAGCCCTCAAGTAGCCCAGATGCGACCTGATAGTCTGTTGTGCCGTCCGTCCAGATCGGCGCGGTTGCCGGATCGACGTTGGGGTCAGTGAAACCCGGCGGGCAAGCTATGGTTGTGGTTTCCATCAGTAAGCTCCCGTTTCGCCGTTGACCCAGCTTTCGGTGGATGTGATTTGGCCTGTGGTCAGGTTAGCCCCGAAGCGGGTGATCAGGCTGTAGAGGCGACCGTTAAAGGGAAGTGTAGCTGCATTACGGCGACCGAGGTAGAGAGGGTATGCGAGATAGTTGCCTGTGCCTTGGTCTGAAGTGTTACTCCCTACTTGCGCACCATTGGCCCGCAATACCACAGAGTCTCCGCTTATGTCCGCAAGCCCTGAAAGGACGTTTGTTATAGGAGATGCAAAACCTGTTGGAAGCACTTGCTGCAATAGAGTTCCGCCGCTTCTGTATTTGTAATCAGGCGCGGCTGAAGATGGCGCTTCAAGGTTAAAGGTTCCCGTTGTAGTAACTCCATCGCCTAATTCTACTAACATTCCCCTAGCCGCATCACTCAGCTTCCGCACCCCAGTAAACACCTGCACTTTGTTGGTGGCAGGGGTGATCGTATTCGTGACCATGCCGTCATCCACGCCGTCGAAGGCGATGTAAGATGCAGACTGTACGCCAGCCTCTGTGACTTCGTATTGCGTCATAACTTTCTGGTAGGCGGTGGCGGTGGAGCCAATCTCAAACTGCGGCCTACCGAGCAATAAAGTTCCGCTGCCTGCCGGAATTCGCCATTCAATGTTAGCGATTAGGGTTCCACCCGCAGGCGCGGAGACGAGCGTGTAGATGCGCCCTGTGCCGAAGGCTGCGCTTGTCGTGCTAGTGAAACCGCTTACACTAGAGAAGGCCCCAGTCGATGGGTTGATAGTTGCCACATGGAGGGCCCCAAAGCCACTGGTGCCGTTTTCGAATACGACGTTGATGTTCGCTACAGCGCTCTCAAGATAAAACGATAGCGTGTACGGCTGACCGCTCGTCAATCCTGACCGCGATTGCCTGATGCCGCCATTTGCAGATGTGACAGTAATTAGGCCAAGACCAAAGATGTATGGGCTGGTCGTGTTGGTGCGGGTCGAAGTGCCCAAGACTGCTGCCGCCCAAGGACTTACGGTGAAATCTTCGGTCCACAGCATCACGTTGCGCGTCCCCGTGATGGGGTTGATCCCGTAGGTAGGCCGCTGCGTGGATGTGGCTTGCGTAGCGTGGTTGCCGGGAGCCTCTTTGATGGACGTAACGGTAAAGCCGCTGGTTGCGCTGGATGAAGTAATTGTTATCGCGCCGCCGGATGAAAGTGAGTAAAGGGTAAACTCTTGTCCGGAAAGAACTACAGTTCCACTGCCAGCATAAGTCCCCGCTCGGACTGTAATACCTACACCGCTGGTACATGAGACTGTGATTTTGGAATAAGCAGCAGTTAGTCCCGTCCATTGAACAAAGGACTGGTTACTTGCATCAACGCGAGTTACCGTCCCCACGCCCGTAGCGGTGTTGTAGGTTGCAGCAGTAGCAGTGCCTACAAGGCCGATAGCACCAGACCCGCGCAGCTCACTCCCAAGCACCAGCCCCTGAGACTTATCCAGCATCAGGCCAACGGTCTGGGCGGGGGCGGTTACAGGTGTGGTCCCTGTGTTGTTTTGGAATAGGGTGGTCAGGTCAGAGGGGTCATACCAGACGCCTGGTTCCCCGCCCGCAAACAAGGAAGCGGGAGACGCTGATGTCCCACCGCGCACAAGGTTCATGCCAATCCCTACAAACATCTCAGTACAGAGCCACGATGTTAGTTGCAGTGGTGCTGGTGGCGTAGATGCGTGTCACCTGAACTGGAAGCACTGTGCCGCCCTGAACACCCACAAAGGTGATTGTAGTGCCGTATGCCATGTCCACTACCACGTTCCCAGCACTGCCAATGTACAAGCCACGGGTAGGGGGAATGTTTGTCGTGTCACTCGTCGTGACGGCGCGGGCATCATAGGATGACACCGTTGCGTCTGCGTTACGGTATGCAGTCGTACTACCAGCCATTTTCTACTCCTGAATCTCTGTGTATACGGCCCCACTGAAGGGGCCGTTCTAGATCAATTACGGAAGGTCGTGCGCTTGGATATAGCGAACCGTGATGGTACCCACGCCAGTGCCAGTGTTTGCTGACAAAACCCAAATGCGCTTGTCCGTAGTGCCAGTGTCATCCCAGTTGGCTGTGCGTGTTGCATCAGTTCCGGGGGTCAGAGCAGCCAAGCCAACCGCGCCGCTGGTTACACCAGCAGACACAAGCTCCGTAGCCGTTGCACTTGTACCAACGCTGATGGTGGTAGCAGCGCCCGACCAAGCAACTGTCGAGAGAAGCTGGATGTTCAGGATGTGGCTGTTTGCCGGAAGAACCATGGTGGTTGCAAGTGCCGTGGCGCTGTCTGCTTGCGTAATCGGGAAGGTTTGAACCATCACAACAGAACCCACGTTCTTCACGTTGGTTCCAAGGGTTGTACCAGTGGTGTCATAGATGTTGCCAGCGCGAATCGGGCCGGAGAAAGTAGACTTACCCATGTTGGGTTCCTTTGCACAATGGGCCACTCTGTCTGTGCAAAGTCCGCTGGGCGCGGTCAGGGTGGCAATTAACCCAGTAGTAACTAATACAGTGTACAGCGTAACAAAACAAAAAGAAAGGCCCACCGAAGCGGGCCTTTCACTACACACTCGAAAGTGGGTAGGGGGTTATGCGCCGGGCGAACCGTAGATGCCAAGCGGGTCAGACACGCCGAACGAGTAACGCTCACGAGCCTTGTAGCGAACGTTGCCAGTATCGAAGTCACCGTCCATGGCGGTCGTCATAGCAGTACGCACAAAGTGCTTCATGCCGTTTGGAACGTCAGTGGTCAGGAACCAAGCGTCATTGTCGGTGAAGTAGTGGTTGATAGCATAACCACCGGGGATTGCACCGTTGTTCCGCAATGCGTTGATGTCATTGTCGGCGGTACCCACACGCTGTTCCGTCTCAAGCAGACGGGTAGCGATGAACTGCGACGACGGCGGAATGATCAGCTTGCGCGGGCGAGCAGCAATCAGCAGACCACGTTCGTCTTTGAACGCAGCGATGTCGATCACGGCCTGCTCGAGAGCAGTCTCGTTCAGGTCAACGTCAGTCGTGGGGCGGTTGGAGTTGGTGATACCCGATACTGTGGGGTGTGCGGTGCTGAACAAGGTAACGCCGTCACCACCAAGGAAGGTAGTAAAGCCCGTGTTCAACAGCGATGCTGCTTTGACTTGCTTCGTGTAGGCCATGGCGCGAGCCAGAGCTTTCGTGTAGCGAGCCGACAGCGAGTCGTATAGGTTGTCTTCCATCGCTTCTTCAGTGATGGCGAAACCCATAGCCACAGTCTCGTGCGTATACCGCGCCGTGAACGCTTCCTGTGCGTTATCGTAGCGGATGGCCGCACCTTCGTCCTTCACAGGAGCTGCTCCAAAACCGGATAGCTTCTGCTCCTCCTCGAATGAACGTTCCGAGTTCTCGGTGTCGTAGATTTCCGTGTGCTCGTTTTCGTACTTCTTGTATTCCAGACCGAACAGAGCGTTCAGACCGGGCAGAAGTTCTTTGAGAGCCTGTGCGCGTGAAATTGCCATTGATCAGCCCTCCTATCAGACGCCGAGCGAGTTGTAATAAGAATGAACACCCACGTTCAGCTTGACGACAAACTCTGGGTAATCATCCGACTCAGTACCGCGAACAACGTCAACAATACGCAGAGCGAGAGTCGAAGTTGCAGCAAGCGAACCACCGTTAGTTCCAACGACCATAACAACGCTCGAAGCGCCTGTCGTGGTGCTGCCACCCGAACCAAACGAAATCGCGGCGTTCTTGCCGACAGCACCGGGCCAACCAGAGCCAGCAGTGCCCGAGTTGAAGGTGCCCAAAGCTGCCGAACCCTTGATCTGGAACAGCGCATCGGGGTCATCCATGACCTGAATCCACACTTCCGTGCCGGAAACAGAGTTGGTGACCGCGTTAGCTGGCAGATATTGGTACCAAACGGGTTGTTTGGTTGCAGCGTTTACGAAACGAGCGCCAACCAAAATACCAACGATACCCGCAGTAGCGTCTGCAGAGGTAGCCGGAATCTTAATGGCAACAGGAGTTGCGGTAACAGCCGAAGGCTGACCAGCCGACGACAGGACGACGAGGTCGCCATTAAAGATAGCCGCTGCGTTGTTCGCAGTGACTTTATATTCGCGGATAACACCGCCATTGAAGTGCTGACCACCGATAAGATTCAGTGGCTTCAGCCCGTAGCCAGTAGCAATAGTAGACATATGTCTGCTCCATGCTTAGTTCGGAACTAGGTAAGGTTAACCCTTACCAAACGTAGTGCGGGACGAACGCTCTGGCGCGAGGACAGGCATCCGTGGGTCAGATTCGCGGAGGTAGTTACGATCCACAGCGTCCATCTGAGCTTGAGCTTCAGCGGCTTGGCCGTAGGTACGGTCCTCTGCAAGGTCGGCGGAAATTGCACAGAGCAAGAGACCACCGACTTCAATGTTCTCAGGAAAGCGCGAGTCGATATCAGTCATGATATGCAGCTCGGGAAATTCAATCGCCTTTACAGGCACATAGCCCTCACGGAAGCGTTTGGACACATTCGTCATATCGCCTTGACCCAGAGAGGAGGTGCGAACCCAGCGGAACTTCATTCCGGGACGGGGATCGGGGGTCGGCAACATGGACTGCCGCTTCCAAGAACTTTTACGTTCTGTGGCTTCGCGGGTTTGTGCAACACGGGGTGTACGTTCAACCATTTGACGATTCCTTGAGGAGTTGCGCCGCATAAACTTCAGGTTTCAAACCCAGACGCTTGGCGAGTGCGACCTGAGTGGAGGTCAAGACAACTTTGCGTGGTGCAATATTGGTCTGACGACCAGCAGGAGCCACCACGGAACTCGTCTGA